TTTTACTTGAATATCGCTTCCGTCTGAATTAGATTTTATAACAAAAAATACTTTTGAAAAATCTATTAAGTATAAATCTTTAACATCAATATCAATACATTCTTGTACAGTATCAATTAATGTTTTTAATATTGCAGACTGTTTTTTTGTTGTTTCTCTTGCAACCATTAATTGCTTTTGTTTTCCTAATGTCAATAACTTATAAGAAACTTCTTTGTTTTCTCCTATAAGGTACATTTTTAAATTTTTTGATTGTAAGCTGGGTAGTGTTGTCATTTTATTCTCCGTCTTTTATTATATAATTATTTATACTTCAAGAGGCCAGAAAAATACAATGCTTTAGCGTAGTGTTACTTCACGAACCGAATAATGCTTCTCTGGCTTTTGATATAAATGCAGATCTTGTATTACTTGAGGTAAATGTTGGTCCACCTTCTGTATTATCAGGTAATGTTTGAAAACCTTCTTGTAAATTTGATCTTAATAATTCTGCTGCTTTTTCTCCAAATGTTTTTTCATTATCTAAATTATCAGGCATACCTTTAATCTTTGCGTTTAATAGTGAACCAGGTAATTGTTGTTCTGCAAAATCTTCCCAATGAAAATTTAACTCAAATTCATGTATTTCAGTATTTTCATACCCGTAATCTAAATCAGGTAACGACATAGGATAACAATTTTTAAATGTAAACTTTTTAATTACTAATTCATCATCACTTAATTTTAATTCATAAGGATCGCCTATAGTAGTAAATGCATCCCCAGATCCAATTAAATTACTTACCCTATTGGTTGATTTTTTAACATTGTTAATAGCATTATTAAATTTACTTCCTCTGTTTGTAGATTTTGAAAATGGAATTCCATCTAATGAATATAGTTCTATATCAAACATATAATCATTAGGGTACATTAAATAATCTTTTTTTACTACTTCTCTAAAATATTGTCTCCAAAAATCATAGCTAAAACCGAACATATCATTTAATATGCCGATTGTTAAATCTCCGTGCGTTTTGTCCTTAATGAATTTTTTAAATTTAACTACTTCTTCGGTTTCTTCTAATGTCATTCCAGGAAACTGAAATGTTTTACAAAATAATATTAATTTTTGTACTTCTCCATCGTTTCCTTTAATTAAAAATTTTTCTGCTCCGTCAGTATTCAAATAAGATGAATAAATAGTTTTTGATGCATTTTCTCTTCTATTTTGTCTCTTAATTCTTCGTGCTTGTCTGTCAGTAACGCCGTATTTATCTTTTATGAAATTTGTATAATCTTCTTCTATTTGTTGTCTATTTATTCTTGCATCACGTCTTTTTTGTCTTTTTAATTTTCTTAATTCTTTTGTAGATTTTGTATTATCATTACTATCTAAATTTTCATCTTGATAGTTGCTGTTATCTAAATTTATTTTTGCTAAATCAGATATAAATGATTGTTTGAAATTTATTTCAACAAAATATTTATTACGTTTATATCCTGTTCCTAAAACAGATTTCCATTCTTCTAATGATTTGAAATTTTCCATATTATAAAGATCTCTTTTACGTTATACAATTATTTATGTTTTCAAGACTTTCCTTCAAATTAAAAAGGTTTTATTATGGGAAAACCTTAAAAAACCAAATGCGAAAGCTAATTATATTTAATTAACTATAGTTGTTAAACTACAGTTGTTAAATTATCATATACACCAGTGATTTCTGTTTCAGTTATTTCACCACCATCCTGTGAATATTCAATTGCAGCAACGTCTGAAGGTTTGAAAAAATCCATACGTTTTTGATAAACTAGATTTTTACCGCCATCTAATTGACCTGCATATGCAACTGCATTATGTAATTCAGGCGTAGTTTGAACACCACTTGTATTAGCATGAATATAACTTAACCATGCTTCGAAGAAACGTCTTAATAAATGATCTTCTGTATTTCTGAATGTGAATGTCCATTCATCTGGTTCAGGTCTTGTAGATGCAATTTTTGTATATGCACCAAAATAAGGAATTGATTGTGATTCAATTGCTCTTTCTTTTGGCATTGATGTAGCATGACAAAGTCTTGAAATTTGAGTTTCAATTGTTTGTGCATCAGCACCAATATCAGCAAGTACTTGCGCAGGTAAATTTTCTATCTTTATTCGATATAAATTTTGTTTTGAACCTGAACCTAATTCCGCTTTATAATTTGAAATAGTGTCTGTTACTATATTTTCAATAGGCATTATTTAACTCCTTGTTACGCTTGAAGCTCAGAAAATGAAATTCCAGCCGGGGTATCGATAACGGTAATTACAATTTTTTCAATTGGTCGTTTACCTTCAAGATATATCTTAGCTCTGAATTCATAATTATTAATTACAAGTGGTGTATTATTAGTTTCATCAGCAACGACTTGGAATCTAACCAATCCACCTCTATTTACAATATCACGTAAGAAAGGTTCAACTATACCAACGAATCTTGCACGAGTAACAGGATCGTTAAACTTATGTAAGAATTGTTTTGAATTATCAAGAACGAAGTTTTCAATAATTCTGTAAGTTTCTCTAATATTAAGTCGTGATACACCAACGTTTTTATCGATTAATGTTTTGGTACCATTGATAATTGCGCCTAGTACATTGTCAGTATAAACATCATTTACACGATTTTTATATAACTTATCACGCTGAGCCGCAGTAGGTTCAAATGCAAGTCTTTCGGTATTTCGCAATCCACCTTGGTCACCTGCAGGTACATCCCAAAAGTTTAGATTTGTATTTACAATGATTTTAACACCAGCTGCAGATGCAGATAATGGAATCCATCGGAAATCGTCCATGTATGGGTTATATACTTGTTTCCAGTTACCGTAATATGCAGCACGTGATTTTACAGCGTCATCACCTGTTAAAATTGATTTAACATCAGTAATCAAACCGTCAACTATGCTATCAGAATCACGTTTAGGAAACATATTTTTAGATGGAAAATATGCTGCACCTGTACCTGAGAACATTTCAGCAGGATCAGGAGAAAGAAATGAAACACTGTCTTTTCTGTCACCTACAATTGTTTGAACTGTAGTACGTGAATTAGTATGAAAACCATCAATAATATAATCAAAGAATATCTCATCTTTATTTGCGAACTTGTTTAATGCAATATCAGCAACTGCTTTAGTAGGTTCATCGCCTTTAGATCCGTCAGCAAGAGTTGCTTCCATTATTGATTCATCGCTATTTAAATCAGGTAATGACGAATAATCAGTGGCTTTTACATATCCCCAGATATAATCAGAATTAGCATCTAACCAATCAGAAATAAAATAATTTTGACCTTGTGCATTTTTAGTACCACTTACAGTTGATACAAGGTGAGATTCTACAACTTCGCCGTCTTCTGTTATAACGATTGCTAATTCATTTACAGTTTCTCCATCATCGTTCGTATCAGTAGGACCTACTTCAAAAATATCTGAAAAATCAACTCCAGTGTCGCCTATTGATAAAGTTTGTCCAGTTACAACATTTTCAACTGAAGCATCAGCAGCCCAATCAGATCCTGTGTATTTAGCAACATATACTTTATATTCAGGATTATCAGAATTAGAACTGTCAAATGGTGCCTTCGTCCAAAATTCTAATGTATAATCAACTCCTCCTAATCTTTCGTGATAATCTACGAAGAACGTATCTTCACCAGTACTTGCGATCGATGTTTCTGTTCCATCAGATGCAATCGCTTTTCTTGCTAATTCTGCAGTATCTTCATCATAAATTCTTTGAAGTAATAACTGATTTCCATATTGTAATAAATCATAACATACAAGAAAATCATTTATAGTGTCTTCAGTAGGTTTCCCAACAGTGTCTTCTAAATCTTGTATACTATTAATAACGATAAAATCATCAACATTTCCACGTTCAAAATAACCAGCATATGCTACAATACCATTACCGATATTCACAGTAGGCGCAGAAATCAGTCTTTCTTTTAATTCAATGCTTGTCGCCATTAAATTCTCCTTTTATTTTTATTTATACATTTCTATCTATATGTTTATTTATACTTTTCAGCCACTGTAAATGCCAAAATTTTCCCAATCAAGTGTTTGTTTTTCTTCTATAATATCACCATCGTTTTCTTGTTTTCGTGAATATTCTAATACATCTGGGTTATCTGAATATGCCATTAATGCCATATCTTCTATTAACATTTTCTTCAATTTATGACTATGTAAATTTTGAAAATGATCCTGTTCTGCATATTCTTTAAACCATTCTGTTCCTGCAAAATATGAAAATATTACAAATGCCATAACCACATCATCATGGCATCCAGAAGAAGCTTCAAATTTAGTTTTCGTTTTTACGAAAGTCGATATTTCTATTCTGAATTGTTCTGAATGAATTATAATACCTTTATTTACTACAAGATCTTTTAATCGTTCAACTCCTTGTTTTCTAACCGCTGGATTCATTCGTAATCCCACGTCTTTTTCTGTTGTATACAATTGATTATATTCTAATTGATTAAATAAGTAATCACATGTAATAGCACCTAGATTATTTTCAATTACAATCAATGCTTCATTATATTCATCACCAATTCTTTGTAATATAAATGGTAAATCTATTTGTGATACTGTATTTGAACGCCACATTGCTGCCTCTTCAATTTTGTCCTCAGAAACGTCTAATACAACAGCAACAGAATAATCACGACCAACACCTTGAGCAACATCAACTGCCATTACATATACATGATCTTCTTCAGGTTCTTTATATTGCTTATAAAAACCATCATTAGATACTTTTATTGGAGCACAAAAATCTAATGTTTCAATTTCATCTGCAGTTAGGAGCGCACCGCTTTGTGAAGTGAAGGCACAGCAATATTCTTGTTTAAATATCTCTTCGCCAACTTCTTTTATTTTTTGCTTTTTCCATTTTTCATCACGTCCAGGTACTTCGTCCCATTCAACTTTAAATGCGTGAAATCCTGACTTACCTTTTAATGCGTCCTGCCAAATATAATACCAATGATTCATACCTTTGGGAGTAGAAATCATTGTTATTTTACCATTAGGGTCGGCAGATACTGTTGGTTCCATTGATGAATAAAAAGCATCAAATAATTCTGAATTTATTAAACCTACTTCATCTAAAATTAAATTTTGGATGGCATAGCCAGATATTCCAGACTCTGATGTTGCTGATGCTAATGCACGACTGCCATTATCAAATTCAATTAGTGTTTTACTTAATTCTATCACGCCTGGCTTTAAAAAGTGTGGAAGATTTTCAAATATAGTTAATGATTTTTTGAATATTTCTTTTGCTACTGATTCTTTATTAGCAGCGATTGCGGATGTTTTATCATTATGAAAACATGAATACCATGCTAAAAATATTGAAAGAACGGTCGAGTTATGACTTAATATTTCATTTGAATAATATCTATGATTTTTTGATTTAACACTTAGATCATACATATTATTTTTTTTATTTAAATCAACTACTTTATTTACTACTTCTATGCCGTCTTTAGTTATTATTTTATCACCAGGTTTAAATTCTTTTATAAATTTTTCATTATAAAATTCATCAAATAATATATGATTATCTGCTCCTTTTAGTGATTTATTTTTATTAGTTTTAATATACCAAGTATCATATTTTACTGTTTTGTTAATCTGAGAAATTTCTTCCCATCCTGTGTCTGTTTCAACTAAATAATCATCAATTGATAATGAATCTATAAATTTTCTAACTATGTTTTTTACTATTTTCACTTATAAAATCCAAACATTTTTGTAATTCATTTTCTTTATTTTTATAATAATCCATTTCTTTAATATGTAATATTTTCATCGTAGGATTAACTTCTAGTATTTCTTGTTCTCTTATATAATCATCTTCATCATTGTGCCAATATTCACCATCAAACTCAATAC